TCTGGTTTGATTGATATCATTGTATACAATATAAATTCATATTATATTGTAAAAATAAACTTGTAAAACTACATAAAGATATTGTTCGTAAAGTCATTATAACACACGTTACTATAGATACTACTATTTTCTAAATGTCCGATTACGACAACAACTCGACCCAATCAATTCACGACGATGACCGTGCATACATGCATCAACTTGACGACGATAACTTATCTGTAGTCACGGATGACCTTTCTACAAAGTCACCCGATAAACAGGTGGGAAGAATGACTCGTAAAGGATGGAAATATGACGAAATCAAAATGCTCGACTCTGGATATCATCGTATTGTAAAATCTTATGCAGGTATTAAAACTAAAACCGAAGTATACTCAACATCATTTATCCCAGGAACTATGATCCGCGATGCAATTACCGGCCATAAATATGGCAACTATTTTGTTGGTTCATTAAACGAAGAACTTTTCTTTAAGGTTAAAGATACAAGTGGTTATGTAGGCAGTGGGTCGTTTTGTCTATACTACGACAGTCCGGAACAATATGAAAGACATATGAAATCAACTGTATCTGTAAATGTAAAAAAGGCGTGGACCGATAAATTTGTATTGGCACGAGAGAGATTGGAATCAGAACAATAAATAATATGTATTTAGGCATAATATTATTAAAAAATATCATAATTATATAACATTATAAACCAAAAACAAATGAACAAAACTATTATATCATGGACTCATTACATATATGCTACAATTACATCGTCAGTATTAGCATATGTAACTGTTATGGATTCTACCACATCAGAAGAAGAAGATTCAGCAATAAATATGCTTCCAAGTATATCAAATTCACAAAGTCCAGAAGTCGAAGAACTAGTTGAACCAGAACTAGTTGAACCAGAACTAGTTGAAGCTGAACCAATTGAACCAGAACTAGTTGAAGCTGAACCAATTGAACCAGAACTAGTTGAAGCTGAACCAATCAACCGTGAGAAAACACAACAATCTCAATATGGTTCTTCTGGAGGAAAATTGAAGAAAAATAAAACAAAAACGAATAACAAAAATAAAAAGGTCAATAAGACACGCGGTCGCAAATAATTACATATAGACATTTTACATGTCTATATATAATCAAGTATATTTATCGGAACCCCAAGAATGTAGACAAATAATAAAGAATATAATTGATATGTATGATATACGGGACATATACATATCAATCGGAGGAAAAATAAACGAAGATGATAATTTTACAACTCATAATAATAACAGTATTTTCCAAATTATACCGTCGTATTTTAGATTAAGCAGTGGTTCACAATTAGTTATTGTATTTGATATGTTTACTCAAACTGAGTTTAAACGTTGCGGTGAGCGTATTAAGCCTCATCTGACACCAGATACACACGTCATTTTATGTAACCAATATTGTAACTCTAGTTTTATCCGTAAATTCATACCATATATTATAAATATAGCAAGAGAAATAAATTGTGCACCATCAAATATGGTAATTTGTAATTTTGTAAAATTCAAATATCAAGTAACCCCTGCAGAACAACAATGCCTGGATGAGATACCAAATAATATATATGCCACATTAATAAATCCATTGTATAAAGATTACATTGAAAGTTTTTATGAATGGTTTGGCTACAACGCATATTTATATAATTTCATATATAAATATAAATACTACAAAATATATCGGGGTGCATATAGCTCGTTAAATCTCTTATCTGACACAATAAAATCAATACAGTTTGATAACAATTATCAATTTACCTTTTCAAATCCACAGGTTTTAAATTTTTGGAATTACGTATATGATTTTACGCATCCTAACTACAAGTTAACCTCAGTATATCAATCATTTTTAGAAGATGGGAAAATCAAAGTAGTTCCTCGCACCGTATAAAAAATTCAGCCAATTCATCTTTATTCGAATTATTATGAATCTCATCTGGAATATAACTGTCATTATCTTTGTGATAACATAGAATAGCAGGAATTCCAGCGAACATTTTTTTTGTTTTCAAGAAAGCAAACACATCAAAGTTAACATCAATATCAATAACGGCACATTGGACGTTATCGGGCATCTTATTAAATTTATCCATTACATCTCCTTCTATTTTTTTACAAGGAGCACACCATTCCGCACCAAATTTAACAATAAGTAAACCGGGGTTTGATTTAATAAGAGCAAGGTAATCATTGCGAGACTTAATTTCAGTAATAAGCGGAAGTGTCATATTATATTAATACTAACCACATTATTTCTATATGTATTTCGTAAAAAATATTGAAAGAATATTAGTGGGTATAGTATAGTAATTCAATGTCAATAAAAGACCACAATCTAAACATTCATATGTATTCATTAGAAGACCTGCTTGGATTATTTGATTTAACGTATAATATTTCCCAAGAAGACCTTAAACGCGCTAAGAAAGTGGTATTAAGGACACACCCAGATAAGTCAAAATTAGATTCCAAATATTTTCTCTTTTATAAAAAGGCATTTGATATTGTAGTTCGTTTTTGCGATAATCAAAATAAACAAAACCAGAAAATAACTCCAACTACTACCGCATATACCCCACACACAAATAACGAAGATGATAATAGAACCGTCAAAAAAGTTTCTTCTGTTATCAATGATATGTCAAAAACCGAATTCCAAGACAAATTTAATGATTTATTTGAAAAAAATATGGCTACCAAAGTTGACGAAAGTAAAAACGAATGGTTTAAAAACGACGACCCATCATATACAACGAATGAAACTGTAAATTCAAGCAATATGGGGAAAATATTCAACTCAATTAAAGATCAACAAACGGGTTTAGTAAAATATAGGGGTGTTGAGAACATTATATCTAACCGGTCATCAACCTCTAATTTTTATGAAGATAATGATGAAGATGATACCTATGTTACAAGTGACCCATTTAGTAAATTAAAATTTGATGATTTACGAAAAGTCCATAAGGATGAAACTGTATTCTCAGTAAGCGAACGTGATTATCAAAATGTCACAAAATATTCGTCAGTAGATCATTTTGTGCGAGAACGAGGACAACAATCTACAGCTCCACTGTCTAAACAAGAAGCTGAACGTATGTTAGCCCAACAAGACCAATTATATCGCGAAAAAATGATGAAGAAAGAATATTCATCTAACTTAAAGAATATGGAATATGAAGAAAAAAATAAATCAGTGTTATCTAACTTTTTACGCCTTACTTATTAGATGGAATTAGATGTTGCGGCATACACCATTCCTTTTTCATATCTAATAATAGATTTTCAGTATTACAAGTAGTATTTTCAATATCGCTATAACTAGTATATTGAGTTACTGTTGGGGGTGTAATCATATACCAAAAATGCTGGTATTGTAATCGCTGCCAGTACATATCGATTGCGTGTTTCTTAACCGATTCTTTCGAAGGATCTTGAGTTAATTTAGATACACTTTCGTTGAAATTATCAAGCAAGATGTCGTACATATGTTTCTTTACTATATATCCGGTTGTAGTGCGACAATAAAATACACGAGAACAATACTCCTCTACGATTTGATACGGACGTGCGTTATTTCCTCCTATAATTAATGCATCCCAGTTTAATTTCGTGTTTTGATTGAACTTTTCCAAATTCTGTTTTAATAATTCGGGATTTTTGAAATGAATATCGTCTTCGCAAATAAAAACATAATCATAATTCCTTCTTTTTGCTATTTCTAAACATTTTATATGACTCATCGTACAACCTATCGCACCTACCTCTTTTTTCACCGCATCAACTCGTTCAGCTTTTATACCCATTTTCTTAAATTCTTCAGTAGCGTGTTCTAATCTATCATTACGATGTTCTAAATTAATAAAAAGAGTATTTTTAAATAAATCCATTCTATTTTGAATACTATCCATTTCACTTTATACTATTTTTTTCATATGATATCTAAATATCATATGTCATATACCAAAATTATTTATTTCTTCTTCATGGTCTTGTTCTTTTTGGTCTTGGGCTTTAAGAATGAACCAAATTCACCCTTCTTTGTCATGTAACCAGCCTTCTTAAGACGGTTATTCTTTTTGGCGGTCTTGTGCTTCTTGACAGACACAATACGTCCGTGCTTGTTCTTCATTAAATCCTTCTGTTCTAAACCACCGGTTGTCTTATCGACAGTTCCGTGGAATACTTGAGCTCTTGAACCAACAGTCATTATATATTCAATGCATAGATTTTTTTACGCGTCACTATCACTATTTACATCTTCTACTGATACTGTTTCATCTTTTATGGGTGTATTTGTCATATTTTCTTCTAAAATAGCATACTTAGAAACATGATGTTGAGGCTTTTCTTGATTTTTTTCAGAATAATCATTATTTTGTTCTTTTTTTTGTAAAAGAGTTTCTACCTGTAATAGCCGTTTATTCGTTTCTTCCAATTGTTTTGTCATATCTATAATGTGCAAACGCATTGAATATATTTCAGATTTTTGAACTTCAAATAACTCATCTAGTTTACCATTTGGGGATTCGGTGTTCCACGATACAGATTTCCTTTCTTTAGGTTCTTGTAATTCTACTGTTTCTAGTTTAATATTATTACTATTCGAAGAATCTATATTTAGTTTATTTGTTTGTTGGATAGGTCTCATCAATTCTTCACGTTCTCTCCTCTCGCGTTCCAATAATTCATTTATATCCTTGTTTTCATCTTTAGATTTTTCACGGAAATTTATATCTTCAGGAGTTTTACGCTGTAACATAGTATCATATTCTTGTTGACGTATCTGAAACTGTTTATTAAATATATCTTCTTTACTATCGTTTACTATTGTAGGTGTATTAATAGTATTTGCGTGGGTCATTATATTCATGGGTTCGTGGGGAATTTGTTGTGGTGGAATTGCGGTTTCGGGCGGGGGTGCGTATTGACTTGAATTATGTGCGGTATATTGAGGATTTTGTAAATGAACGCTTTGTATCATACTTGTGAGCACTTCTTTATTCAAAATGTTAAGATCATTTGGTTCGATTTCTTTACCTTCTATTCGCGTATAGAATTTTTCGATTGATTGCCGGAACCATTCCTCTTTTGCTTGTGGGGGTTTCGATTCAAAATAACGAATAATATATGGATTCCCGTTTATTATATTCCATATAATTTTTTGGTTTTCTGGATGAACGAACAATGACATTAAATAATATTCTGATAATATTATCTAATTAGTTATCTTTATTCTGATTTCTCTTTATAATACTTATTATAATTTCTTCCATTTCTTTTCTTTCTTGTTCGTCTAATTCTGTTATATTAGGTATTTTATCTAAGGCATAATTAGCATAACTAGGATGTTTTTTTAATACACTTTCTAGTTGGTCTATTAGACCATTTTCTATGGCAATATCAATATAGGATTTAGTTTCAGAATTTAATTGATTACCACCTTTATGTATCTTCATTTTACGTTTATTCGTTTTAGATTTTCCTTTTTTCATTTTTCTTTTCTTTGTTTGTTTTTTTCCTTTGCCGCCTTTCGTATCTAACACCACTTTCGGTGAAAAAATATGTTCTATTTTTTTTGCTTTCAAAAAATCGTGAATACTTTTCTGTTTGTCTTCTATAGTTTCATCGTCAGGATGCTTTTTCGCGCTAGTCCATTTAATATACGAGAACAATTCATTTAAATAATGGTCTACTTGGTCGCTACTCGTAAATGGCGCATTTTTTGTATCAAAACTTATCTTCATATTACCTACACGAAATCCCTTACGATTTTTATATTTGGTTGGGTATATTTTTGTGGTAATTACAGCATTATTATCTTTTACTGGGGTATCACTCATTACTTTACACTATGCATATATTTTGTTATACTTTGAAATATATTTTACGGAAATTACTTACATATTTATCAGGCACCCTTGCTTTTCTAAACAAATCGAGTGTTTCATCTAGTGAATTCACCGGAATATTATTTATTTTACCGGTCAACAATGTTATTATGAAAAATAAAGAATACATACCACATTCTGAATTTTCTCTTTGATGACGTACTCTATAATTGTTATACTCCTTCAGTTCTATGGGGGTTTCTAGTTCTCTACATTGTTTCTTTAAACGCTCTATTAATTTTTTTATTTCAGTTGGGATCTTATCGCCATTGCTATCAAAGAAAAATACAAATCCGTTTTGTAAGTCCAGATATAATGATACCCAATGTGACCCACCTTCACTAAACTTATCTAAATTAAACACCACACCTATTTTTGTTTTTCCTAATTTCAAATATTCCTCTACCTGTTCCTTGTTTTTCAATTTACATAAATCATCTATATAGCATAAATCATCGAAATCTATTGTTGCGGTTTGAATTGCTTTAAACATTGGGTATGATTTTTCATACTCAATAAGCACATTGTCTATATCATGATTACTTAACCACTGGTTAGGGTCAGTTTTCCACCCACCTGGTTGGAGAGGTCGTTGAACGTACAAGTATTTTTCTACCTTTTCGCGATACAGTGGGTCGCTTATCACATCTAACCAACAGTCTTCTTTCGAACATGTTCTCAATCTTTTCTTTAAATCTTTCCATATGCTTCTTGGTTTTATGTGTATTATTTGGTTATATGGGTTACTCTCATTATAACTTTCTTTCAATATTTGTAATATATTTTCAGGTAAACAACTTCCACGAACCACCTTATCGCCTAATACATTTGGGTTACAATTCAGCTGATTCGGTTTTGTTAATATGTTTTTTAGAGTATGATTTTTTTTAGTTGTCTTGTTCTTTCTAGACATTGATTTTATATATATATTAGAATTAGATTTTTACACCATCTTATTTAGACAAATATTCACGAACTCTACTTTTTGATTAGCTTAGTGCCCCAAAATGAAGTTATATCATTCGTCATATGAGAATCTGGTTCGCTAATACCTTCGTCGTCGGATTCATCTACCTTACCGAATAACATATCATCATCAGAATCATTATCATATCCTTTGTTCTCTATCTCTTTCATCTTTAAATACTGAAGTAATGTCCGCATATAATCATTAAATGATTCATTCACATCAGTCGTTATTTGGGTATCTGGTTCACATATTAGTCTTCTTGTTAAATCCATTATTTCATTTTTGTGTTTTTTTAAAGAACGTATATGTTTTTGTTCTCGTTCATATTGGGCGGGATCTTCTGTTGAAATTAACTTCTTACGCTGGCTTTTATTCATTAGAAAGTTCATTGTAATATTATTTATATAATCATTACTATCGGTTGGTGTTTCAATCATATCGTTTTCACTCTCGCTCATTACTATACACACATATTTTAACTAAATATTATCACTTTAGGAATTATTTATAGATGATTGAGAACAAAATATTTTACTATATTATAACAATATAATATGAGCAGTTCAGTATTAGGAGGTCCTTATAACGGACACTCATCAAAACAAACAGTGACTTCTCATAGAGATAGCGAAAGTGCCATTGCAAGAAAAGTATTACGTAGTTCGTGGAATACACCATATGCTACTGGAACATATGCGGGAGAGAAGAGAGTAATCACCCCATTTAGAGCAGTTAACAATTTAGGTGATTTCTTGGGCAGAAAGAATTATTCTTGTGGAGGACCCAAACAAATGACATTTACGTGTGACAATAGTGGGGTTCCTGCATCGTCAACAAATGTTAAATTCGTGCCTGACTCTTCTGACTATATTCGCTTCAGAAAACAACAAGCTATGAACCGTAATTATAATGATTCCGCACATTAATTTTTAAATCCGTAATAAATTCTATAATAAGTGTATAGAATTTATACCAAAATGTACAAGATGAAATTTACTATTCAAAATATAAATAACGCCGTGCTTACATCGGCTAACGCAATGCCATTAAAAGACAGCACTAGTAACAATGAGAGCAGATTTCAAATGGACCGTCAAACATTCATTGAAACAATACCCAGTGTTATACCTTCTGACAATAAATGGATGGGGGAATCTAGAGACGCGTCTGATGTTATGCGTAGACGCCGAGCAGGAGCCGTTGGTAAAGGAACATTCAATGCAAATGGGAATCAGTTCTCGTTCACGAACCCAGATGACAAGAACTCGCGTAATAGTGCTCTACGTAGAGTTCGGGCGGGTGGTTCAGTTGCTCCTGTAAAAAAAGGTGCTCGCAAATAATTACTATGGTTTTTTTTCACCAGATACACTATAATACCTCAAAAATGTATAATTATTTAGCTGAATTCTTAGGGACTACCTTCTTTGTATATGTTATTATCGCAACCGGTAACCCTATTGCGATTGGTGCTGCGTTAGCCCTGGTTATTGTTATGATTTCACCTATCTCTGGCGGTCATCTTAATCCTGCTGTCACAATTGTAATGTCCGCCGCAGACAAATTTCCTACAAATGAAATTGTACCATATAGTTTGGCACAAATTTTTGGTGGGTTAGTTGCTTTGGAACTATACAAACGCTATAAGTTATAATTCAATAGTGCTATTACTTGGTGTAATATCACTATTTTCAGTTTCGGGGTTGGTATACAATCTAGTGCATCACAATAAGAGCAGCCGTTCTATCAACCAGAAAATTGAAAAACTTTTCGTTATACAATCTAGAGTATCACAATTAAGAGCATCTGTTCTATTTAAAATACATTCATTATGAGCCGTAATTTAGTCTATGCTTCTGGCAAAGATAAAACATTACCATATGATCTCCAACGGCATATTACCACTAAGTTTCTTAGCAAACCCGAGAGGACAAGTTATGCTATGCATAAATTATATTCTACCCGGGGAAAACAAGAACTTAAACAACGTATCGCCGCTCTACCAGCGGATACTCGTGTAACACTTTTCGTAAACGGCATTTATAAAAAGTTTAACCAGCTAATCGAAGAACACTATGTAATGACTAACTCATTTCACTTTAACGATAGGTGCTGCAACACTATTAAAATGCCTAGTTATTCACATCAAATATTAAGAGTCACTCTTGATACTATTTATTACGGTTATCACATTGTTCCCCCCAAGGCAAACCAGAATAGTAAAGTCATCGACGAAACTCCAACATTTACATTTAATGACGGAGGAGGAGGAGGCTATCTACTAAATATGGATGTGAAATATTGTCCGACTGAAGGTCACACTGAGCTAACCAAGAACATTATTGTAGATGACTTCGCAAAGTTGATTAGTATAATATGCAACATGAAACCCCCTAATAAGAAGTTCCGCGAAGAACGCACTAAAATTATGCTTGATTTATCGTTAATATTAGAATACTTAGCTACTAAATATACTAATATCAAAATACAAGAGAATAAGGATAAATTGGCAGCCAAGGAAAAGGCAACTCAAGACAAATTGGCTGCTAAGGAAAAGGCAACTCAAGACAAATTGGCTGCTAAGGAAAACGCACAGAAAGAGAAATTAGCTGCTAAGGAAAAGGCAATTCAAGACAAGTTGGTTGCTAAGGAAAAGGCAATTCAAGACAAGTTGGTTGCTAAGGAAAAGGCAATTCAAGACAAGTTGGCTGCCAAGCAAGATAAAATCAATCAAAAGAGAGAGTTACTTGAAATGCGTATTCAAGAGAGAGAAATGAAGAAGCTGAGAAAAAATATTATTATGTAAATATCTAACTACCCACTTTTTGAAAGTGTCAAATTGCTATATTTGACACTTTTTTATCGCGATTTTTGGATCATTCTAAATAAGATAAATAATCCGACAATAGATAATGAGCTCACAAACAGTATATTAATATGTCCTTGAAATATTTCATTTATATCAATACTCTCGTCATCACTGGCATTGGATTCTTCATCGTTTTCTTTATCCTCATTTAATACCTCTTCATCTGGCGTTTCATTTGTATCTGCTAACACGTCATATGTATTTGTATCAACATTCGCAGTAATTGACATAGGAATACCAACCTCAGTAAAACTCACAGATTGGAATATATGGTTACTATCCGCAGGCTTGATTGCGTTCATCTTTACTTCAGTTTCTCCTAAATTGGATTTCTTACTTCCTTTCTTGTTCTCCTTTTTTGGGGTATTATCAATGTAATCGCTCATCTATACATTATGTTCTCAAATAATAATCAACAATATAAAGATAATTTTACGTTATTATTATACTATTTCAAATGTGCGGAATTTTTGCGTTATTAAATAACCATAATCATATACCGCAATCTATTATTCAATCATGTTTCGATAATGGTAAACGTAGAGGACCCGAATTTTCAACATTATTTCATTGTGCGATAAAAGCACAATTGGGATTTCATAGATTAGCGATTAATGGATTAAACGATGAAGCCAATCAACCCATTCGTATTGACAATATCTCGTTGATTTGTAACGGAGAGATATATAACTACAATGAATTATATGAAACTTTGAATGTTTCACCTACCACTGATTCTGACTGTGAAGTTATTATCCATATGTACTTGAAATATGGTATGGAACAAACATTACGTATGTTAGATGGAGTATTCGCATTTGTATTAATTGATACTCGGTTTGACACGCCATCCAAAATATACATCGCAAGAGACCCATATGGTGTTAGGCCATTATACCAAATGAAACCTATATCTCGATTGAATTCATCTAAAAATCATTTATATGGATTCGCTAGTGAAATTAAAGGGTTATATGATAGTTATGACTATATCAAAGACACGAATAGCAATACACGAACACTTGACCCTAAACACGCATACAAATATCCAGATTATAGTATAGAACAATTTAAACCTGGCACATTTTCTTGTTACGAATTACCTGACGGAACACAGAAATCTTGGACGTTTATATCATCGCAACAATACCATTATCACGGATTTCATAGTAATATGTATACCGATTATGTTAATACCAGCACCATTTTCAGTAATATTCGTAAATACCTCATAAACGCAGTTCATAAACGATGCTCCACTACCGACAGACCTATTGCTTGCTTGCTTTCGGGTGGGCTTGATAGTAGTGTAATTACTGCTATCGTAAATGACTATCATAAGAAAAATAATCTACCTACACTCGAAACCTACAGTATTGGGATTGAAGGTGCCGATGATTTAAAACACGCAAAAATAGTCGCCAATTATCTTGGGACAAAACATACAGAAGTTGTGTTGAGTGAATTTGAGTTTATTAATGCTATACCTGAGGTTATTATAGGGATTGAAAGTTATGATACTACCACTGTAAGAGCAAGTATAGGAAATTGGTTACTTGGGAAATACATATCCACACATAGTGATGCTAAAGTGATTTTTAATGGAGATGGGTCTGACGAATTATCCGGTGGATACTTATATATGGGAAATGCCCCAGATGAAATCGAATTTGACAAAGAATGTAGACGGTTACTGCAGGATATACATACATTTGATGTTCTACGGTCAGATAAATCTATTTCATCACACGGACTAGAACCTAGAACTCCATTCTTAGACCGTGAATGGACCGAATTCTATTTATCTATACCCACACATATTCGGTTTCATACGAACGAAAAACTCCCTGAAAAATACCTTATACGAAAAGCGTTTTCCAAAGAAGAATATGCTAAGTATGATGATGAACCACTCTTACCTGACAGTGTATTATGGAGACGAAAAGAAGCGTTCAGTGACGGGGTTTCTACACAAACGCGTTCCTTGTATGAAATTATCCAAGAGCACACATCTAAAATTGTTGGGTTATATAGCGAGTCCGTTTCATTTACACATTTACCCCCACAAACATCCGAACAGATATATTACAGGACCATTTTCGAAGAACATTACACAGGGTTGGGTCATATTATACCTTATTTTTGGATGCCAAAATACGTGGATGCTACTGATTCCAGTGCACGAACATTGAGTATCTACAAATAAAAATATACTTTTATGAATATATTTTTATTCTATTGCCTTTGTTTTATGACATTCTTTCTGTTATTTACTGTTACACATATTACCTGCCATTTCCCTTAGAATTTGGTTGAATTCGCGACGCTCTTCTAATATAAGGTCTTTAAATTCCTGATTCTGTTTCAATAATTCAATTAATAATGATTGATTATCAAGTGTGGTAGAAGCATTTATTGGGTCATTATTTGTCGGTTCGTCATTACATTTTTTCTTATGTCTCCATAATCCAGAGCGGTCATTAAAGGATTTGCTACATATTTCACAGATATGAGATTGAGTTTTATTGAGTATTCCGTCGTTTTTATGTTTAGATGTAGACATATGTCGCCTATAATCATTTTTATTATTGGTATAGAAGCAACACGTTTCACACATATATATACAGGATTTTGTTGGAACCGATTCAACGTGTTCCATCTTAAGATGTCTTGGACGTTTATTATGTTCTTCTTGTAATTTGCGATTAGTAAAATACACCTTACACGAATTACAATATAACACTTCTTTTTTGGGTTTTACTATCACTTCTTTTTTGGGTTTTCGTGGAGGTAAAGGTTCAACGCTGTTTAAGGTAGCTTTGTATTCCTCAAAATAATGTTGTTCTTGTTTCTTTGCAGAATACAAATCTTCGCAATTATGGAATGCTACTATTTCCATCGTCCAATTATCCCATCCCATATTGTCTCTTATAACCTCATATACTTTACACTTATAGTTCATTGATTTTGGATTTATACAGCCTTGTTTGTGTGAATATTTACGTTGAACGAAGTTAGTAGTATGACCAATATAAAGTTCTTTTATGGAAGGATCTTTACAATAAATCTTATAGAATATAGTATTGGAATAATCAATCTTGACCTTAGGCATCTTATACATTATTACGCCAAATCTTTATATTAGTAATAGAGTAAGATAACTTATTTGTTATAAAATACTTACATTATTCTATTGCCTTTGTTTTATCAATTGTTACTTCTTTCATAACATTCTTCATCACTTTATCTTCAAATAATTCGGTTTCTTCTCGTCCACATCCGCCCAGTGATGATTCTGAATATTTAAAGAACTTTTCATAGTTTTCTGTTCCCATTATACCCACATCGGGCGTTGAATCATACCATACTGGACGCATTCGTTCATTCTTATACGCAACACCTTTTACTGCCTTACGTAACTTGACTTTATCCTCATCTTTTTCCCATTTATTCTCATCCTTAATATAGACGGTTTCACGTTTCAAATCAGTGCAATGTAGTGGGCGGTCGTGGATTTCCATCTCATTTATTCGTTCTACAATTATATTCGAAATGCCATCTATAAATCCACGTTCTCCTGTTTCTATGAAATCCTGCACGGATATATTGATGGATTTGACAAAGTCTTTTAATGTCATTGCGTTCTTGCATTTCTCATTCAGAAACACATTCAGATTGAACTTATTATTGCTATTTATATTGGTGTTGTTATTGTTATTTACAGTATTGTTACCCATATTCCCTGCCATTTCCTTTATAATTTGTTGGAATTCACGACGTTCTTCCAATATGAGGTCCTTAAATTCTTGATTTTGTTTCAATAATTCAACAACTAATGAAGGATTATCAAGTATTGTAGCAGCATTTGTGGGTTCATCATTTACCGATATGTTATTACATTTTTTCTTGTGATTACATAAACTAGACATATGTTTGTATTCTCTTCCACAATCACAAGTATACACTTTGGCGACTTCTGGCGAGATTGGATTCGGATTTATTAGGATTTTATGTTTACGCGTTGATAAATGTTTATTAAAATCACTTTGCTTGCTACAATAATACTTACATATTTCACAATGAAATTTTAAGCGATTAACGGCGAGTTTTGGATTAGGCATTTTTCGTATAACATACTATCATATAATTCCTCTAAACCATTCACCATATAAAATACTTAATTTTTTATGGTAATAGAATTTCAGTAAAAAATCATAAACGGCTGCTTTATCGTCATAAACGTATTTTCACGAAAACCCGATTTTAATTCTCCATCGAGGATTTTCATTTTGGACATTTATTTTATGTCCAATTTCAAAATCTTGAGCCAATTCTTTTGTGCACTTTTTTACATTTTTAGCGTAAAATTATTTAATATAGAAAATAGAATATAGAAAAAAGTTTATTTGAAATGAGAACAATCAAACCAATCCAATATCCTCAATATAGGCGTTTTTAATTTACGTGTCCCACGTTTTCGGTGCGTTAGAGTAATACGGTCAGCTTTTGTAGCATTCTTTTTATATTTCACACGGGTATAGCAAGTATATTTTCTCGCTTTTACGTCACATCCGTATTTTTGGTTTTTACACTTCAATAGCGGAATAGCATCAATCGGTTTTAATCCTAAAGTTTGTTTTTTTGTTGTATTTCGCCTAACCATATACTATATGCGGTCAAAATAAAAATACGATTCGAGTGCCACTGTGTATCCGCTAATAAAAATATAATTTTTATGAATATATTTTTATCATATTGTCTTCGGTTTACCAATATCAATAGTTACTTCACTGAGAACATTCTTCGTCACTTTATCTTTCAATGTTTGGGTATTTTTATGAAAGATTATTATTATTCAATATTGTCATAATATTATTTAATTGGGTTTGTAATTCTGCGTTTTTGGTTTCCAGTTCAGTCACCTTTGTCTCCAATGCTGTTGTTTTTTCTTTTTCTTCCAATTGTAATCGGTCTATCTCTTGAATCGCGGAATGATGGAGAGCAAAGATTTGATTTTTGTCAATGGAATGAAAATCATCTACGAGTTTTCCATAACAGAATACATACTGATAAGAAGCATCAAAAGTGAATGTATTATCGGCATTACCGGTTGTTCCTTTTTCAAATTTGTTGTCGCTTAAATCATTTGAAACAAAAAACTGATAAGTGATACCACTAACATCTGTCAAATCTGACGACATTTTATAAGCAATATCTCCACGTGTATCTGTGATTTCTTCCCACGATATATTTTCTAATTGACGGTACTCATCTGGAATATATTCGGT